TGGGTTAAAGAATATTTCATTGACCCTGGACCTCCAATGACTAAAATATATAATGATGCTGGCCAAGTTCGTATGCGTATACACGGCAGTATCAAGGAGAATAGAATACTATTAAAAGCACAACCTGAGTATATGGATAATCTTAATAGTATTGAAAATGTTCAAAAAAGAAAAGCATGGTTAGAAGGTTCCTGGGATATCGCTGCTGGTGGATTCTTCGATGGTATATGGGACCCAAGCAAACATGTCATCAAACCTTTTAGAGTTCCAAGTAATTGGAAGTATATCATTGGTTTTGACTGGGGCTCACAAAAACCTGCTTCTTTAGGCATATGGGCAAGGAGTAATGGTGAAACATTACCCGATGGCCGTATCTTCCCTAAAGGCTCTATTATACGAGTAGGAGAGTGGTATATGGCTGAAAAAGATAATAGAGGTATTACTATAGCAGATAAGGGATTAAGACTTACTAACGAACAAATGGCTGAAGGTATATGGGAGAGAACTAAAGACCTCAATATCAGACAATGGGTTGCTGATCCTAGTATATTTAGAGACCAGTCTGGACCAAGTATACAAAAACAGTTCAATAAAGTTAGAAGGTTACCTTTTAAACCTGCTGATAATGAGCGAATCCCTGGATGGCAGTCAATGATTGGGCTTATGAGTGAGTCATTAAAAGATAATCCTGAGAATCCAGGACTATGGGTGTTTGATACCTGTAGAGAGTGGATAAGAACAGTTCCTACACTTATGAGGGATGATAAAAATATAGAAGACATTAGAACTGATACTGAAGACCATATAGCAGATGAAACTCGTTATGTATGCCAAACAGTTAGAGCTCCAATGAAGACTTTTGATTTACTAATTTAAGGAGGGTTTATGAATATAATAAATAACAAGACAGGAACAGTTGCTACTACAAGCGATGTTTATGATGTTATGTATGAAAACTGGCAGCTACCCGTAACCCTTATGGGTGGTGAAAAAGCAATGAAGGAAGCGGGCATTACTTATTTGCCTAAAGAACCAAAAGAGAGTGATGCTATGTATGCCAATAGGAAGGCAAGAAGCACACTAAAAAACTATTTTGGATGGGCGGTTGATAATCATACTGGTAGAGTGTTCAAAAGCCCTGTAATATTAAGTGATGACACTAACCCTTTGATTAAGAAGTACAATGATAACTTGGACTTACAGGGTAATGACTTAAATACATTCTATCGTGAAGTATTTAGAGATATGTTAATTAAAGGTATTAGTTATGTTTATGTAGATTTTCCTCGTTCAATGGAGGAAATGTCATTAGCAGATGAACTTGATGCTGGTTTAAGACCTTACTGTATACATGTTAAAGCAGAGCAGGTTATTAATGCTGTATCTGGTGTAGTAAATGGTCGTACAGTGCTTGTAAGGGCCCATATAAGGGAGTATGTTACTGAGCCATATGGTGAGTGGGGTACGAAGGAGTATGAGCAAATTAGAGTGCTTTATCCTGGATATTGGGAACTATATAGACAGAATACTAAATCAAATGCTTGGGAAGTTGTTGACGCTGGTGAAACAAGTCTTAATTACATTCCACTGATTCCATTGTATGGTAAGAAGTTTGGTTTCTTTGCTGGTGAGAGTCCGTTACAAGACTTGGCAAACTTAAATAGAGCCCACTGGCAGTCTATGTCTGACCAAATGAACATTACACATGTAGCTAGAGTTCCTATACTTTATGGAACTGGTTTTGATGAAGAAGACGGTATTACAGTAGGAACCAATAATGCTATTATGGGACCTGATGGTAGTGAGTTAAGTTTTGTAGAACATACTGGTAAAGCTATTGAAGCAGGTATGGCAGAACTAAAAGACTTAGAAGACCGTATGATGCTTGAGAGTTTAGAATTACTAAATGAAACAAGTACTGAAACAGCTACATCAAGAAGCTTAGATATATCTGATATTAATTGTTCTTTACAGACACTAGCTATTAAACTACAAAAGGTAATAAGTAAAGTTAATAATACTATGTCGGACTGGGATGGTATCGACAGAAGTGGTATTGTTATGGTATCGACAGATTTCGGTCTACAATTGAGAGATGGTTCTGAAAGTAATATCTTACTCAAGATGAGACAGAATAGAAGTCTTTCACTACCTAACTTTCAAAAAGAAATGAAGAGAAGAAGAATCTTAGCCCCCGATTTTGACATCGATGAAGACATTAAACTGTTAGAAGAAGAGGCTAAAGCACAAGCACTACCGAATGAACAACCTTATGTTGATGAAAACGGTAGACAGGTTGTTGGTGATGATGAGGCGGGAGACCTCGACACTGGCAATCCTAGAATTGAGTAAGCCGGAATACCGGCCATTAAAATTAAATATCGGGAGGATATTGTTATGCCATTAGAAGAAACGATTGACACATTAGAAGGAATTGACGAGAAGTATAAAGACTTATATATTGAGAATGATGACGGGAAGTTTGAAATCAATATATCTGGACTTAAATCCGCATTGGCAAAAGAGCGGGGTTTGAAGAAGGCATTAGAAAAAAAGGTTGCGGCGTTAGATGTTGGTGATGAGCCAGACATCGAGTCATTGAAGAATGAACTTAAAGCCGCAAAGGACACCATTAACAATATGAATATTAGAGGCACAGTTAAATCTGCGGCATTAAAAGCAGGCGTTGACCCTGAATATGTAGATGATGTAATGACCCTTACACAAAACAAGTTCAAGGTAGACGAAACTGGAGATATCATAATGGTTGGTAATGATGGTGAGCCTACAGGTAAATCTGTCGATGCCTTTTTTAAGAACGATTTTAAAAGGTCCAAACCTCGCTACTTTAATGGCTCTGGTAGGAGTGGGTCCGGCTCGCATGGCTCTGATGTTACACCTACTTCATTTGATGGAAGAATTAACAAGGCAATACAAGAAGGTAATTTTGCCGAAGTAGTAAAATTAAAACAAAGTAAAATAAATAACAAATAAAAGGAGATTTATATTATGGCTACAGCTTCTACTGAAACTTTTCCGCAGTATGCGGGTGAACTTTTTATGCTTGGGAATGGAAATACACCTTTTCAGGCTGCACTGGGCTCCGAAGCCCGTTTGGTATCTAACTTTGATTTCGCAGTAAGTTCTTCTTGGACTATTGCTTCTGGGTCACAGCAGGCTATTACTGAAACTGATGCTCTGACACAGGGCACTCCTGCTAATTACACCAGAGATCAGGATGTTAATACCTGTCAAATCGTTAAGTATGATGTAGTAACTACTTACAAAATGCTTAGTTCTTACAACAAACTTATTGGTAACTCTAGTGACTATGGTTCTATTGACGGAATCAATGCTATTGATGATGTTCATAATCATAACACTACTGCTACTCTGAAACAGATTTATACTGACTTGAACTACTGTTCTTGGAATGGTTCTTATACTCGTTCTACTGGTGCTGGCGTAGCTGCCCAGACTAGAGGTCTTGTTGAGGCTATTTCTACTCACGACACTGCTATGGCTACTGTTTCAGGTGTTACTAAAGATGATATTGATAACCATCTGGCTGGTATGGCTGATGCTGGTGTAGATATGTCTGGTATCGTTATCTGGGTTGGTTCTACTGCTAAAATCAAACTGAGTAATCTTTACAGCTTGAACTTACAGACTCAACCGAGAGACCGTCAGGTTGGTGGTGTTAACCTCCAGACCTTGGTAACTGACTTTGGTGAGTTTGGTATTGGTTACGATGCACATGTTCCTTCTAATAGTATCTACTTTATCAATATGCCTTATGTTAAGAATGTATGGTGCTTGGTTCCTGAAAAGGGTGGTCTTTTCTATGAAGAGAAACCCACAGCAGGCGCTGCTCGTTCTGGTATGCTCTATGGGCAGTGGGGACTTGATTACGGTGCTGAAGAAATGCACGGTGTAATGCGTCCTGCATCTTAGACAATATTAAAGGGGTCTATTTTGTTTAGGCCCCTCTGTAAAGATTAGTAATTAACTAACCTATATATAAGTAGGAATACTAATTGTATTCTTTCTTATTAAAGTTTTAATAAATTTCTTGTCTTGGGGGGTATTGGTCTACCCCCCT